CATAGTTAAATTTTTTCTATTGTATATCCAGTTTCTGTCCTTTTAATTTTAAATGGACGTTTTCTTAATCTTACACCTTCTTTATTATTGTTTAATTCTGCTATATTAAGATTATATTTAGATACCAATTCCTTTAATTTTATTTTACTAATTGGACCCAATTGAATTTTTTCTTTATAATTTGGATCTCCCTTTTTATATATATTTGCGATTATATTCACACCACTTTCTGGATTAGTCCCTCTTTTGGTAAGTCTGGTAATTGTTCTATGATGAGGTCCGACACCCTCATAGAAATATTGCTCAAAGGTCATCATATTATTATTTATAATAAAAAAGGGAGAGATTTGCATCTCTCCCTTTTTATTTTTTGATATTGGCTAAATGTTATTTCGTTACTGCTTTACCTGTTTTCTTGAAAGCTACATCGGATGGTAGTTCATGCTTCATGGAAGGTTGTGAAAACTTCTTAGCTGGAGTTGGTGTTGGTTGAACTTCAACTTTTGCATTGTGAGCAGTTGATCCACCCATTTGAAGATTCGCATTAGTCTTCATTGCACCATGCTTTGTCATGTCAGCGGTGGTTCCCAATTCTTCGATTTCTGCACTTTCTGGGAAAGTTGAACCACCTTCTTCGCCACCTTCAGCATCTAAATCTTCGATGCTTTCTTCTCCACCTTCTTCTTCACCTTCTTCTTCAGAACCAAGAACGGCAGCTAATAGATCATGAAGTTTCTGGGCGGTTTCTTTATCTAGAGTTAGAGTTACTGAATCATCAGATTCTTCTCCACCCATTTCGTCACCTACTTCACCACCCAATTCCGCGCCCATTTCGGGAGCACCTTCAGGTGCTGGCATTTCTTCTTCATTAAAGACTTCTTCACATAAACGATCAAAAAGAGATTTGTTGCTCATAAAACTATTTATATCTTCTTTTAAATTTTTTTTGTTTTTTTCTGAATTTTTTTGAGGTGGTTCATTTACATGTTTCCATTGGCAAACGACACATGGTTCTTCCTGTTTTGGTTTGCAATTACAATCTTTTTGTTTTGGTGGTCCTGATTTTTCCCAATTAGTTAAGTTTGGTTTATCTGAAGTTTTGGGGAACGAACCTTGTGCGAATTTTTTGCTTTCTGGTTTATGCATAATAACTATTTACAATTGTTTATGTCTAAAAAAGGAATTTATCTCAACAATCCAAATTTACCATCTATTGATGCACAATTTGAATATACACCGAAAATGGTGTCTGAAATCAGAAAATGTAGCGGCAATGTTTTATATTTTGCCGAAAACTTTTTCCAGATTATTAATGTTGATGAAGGAAGACAAAAAATTTCGTTACATCCATATCAAAAGAAAGCATTGCGAATGATGAGAGATAATCGCTTCAGTCTTTTATTATTCTCGCGCCAATCCGGTAAAGCATTAGATGTCAATACTGAAATTCCAACACCAAATGGAATTAAACGTATGGGGGATTTAAAAAATGGAGATCAAGTTTTTAATGAATTTGGAATGCCATGTAATGTAACATACGCTCATCCAATAGAATATAATAGACCATGTTATAAAATTACATTTGATACGGGGGATACTGTAATAGCAGATGAGCAACATTTGTGGTTCACTCAAACATTATCAGATAGAAAATCAAATAGAATTGGTTCTGTTAAAAGTACAAAAGAACTATTAATTAAATTTAAAAATTCGGAAAATTCTCCTTATCATAGGATACCATATTCATTAAATGGTGTAGAGTATACCGAGAAGAATTTTATATTAGATCCTTATATTCTTGGATTATGGTTAGGTGACGGACATACTGCTGGGGGTAGGATAATTTCCGGAAAAAGAGATATTGATGATCTATTGCAAATTTTAAGTGAAAAATGCGATTTTGGTTTGCATACTAAACATGATGGGAATGTTAATATAACTCTAAAAAATTTGGAAAATTCCGGTGAGTCATTACATATAAAATTGAGAAAACTCAATCTTATTGGGAATAAACACATTCCAGAAGAATACCTTTATGGGTCAAGAACCCAACGATTGGAATTATTAAAGGGATTAATTGATAGTGATGGCTACATTGAAAAAAGAAGTGGGACTGCTATTTTCTATAATAAAAATTTAAATTTAGTAAAACAAGTAGATCTTTTAATAAAAAGTTTAGGTTACAAAACAACTTACACAGAAAAAGAAGCTAAACTATATGGAAAATCTTATGGTATTTGCGGTTCTGTAAATTTCAAACCAAGAGAAGAAGTTTGTAAATTATCTTTTAAGAAAGAAAGACTTAAAATAAACGAACACAAAAAATCCGAATGTAGAAATCAATGGCATTACATAACAAATATTGAAAAGGTAGAATCGGTTCCAGTTAGATGTATAACTGTTGATAATCCAAGTGGTATGTTTTTATTTGGGGAAAATAACATACCAACACACAATTCAACAATTTCCACAATATTCTGTTTGTGGACTGCTTGTTTTAATAATGATCAAAATATTTTGATTGTTGCAAACAAGGAAAGTACAGCAAAAGAAATTTTCAAACGTATTCGTATGGCTTATGAGGAATTGCCTAATTGGTTGAAACCTGCGGTCAAAGAATACCAAAAGGAATCATTAGAATTAGCTAATGGTAGTCGTATTGGTATTACTACAACAACAGGCACTGCTGGTCGTGGATCTTCCGCAAATCTATTGTTTGTTGACGAAGCAGACTGGATAGAGTGTATCGAGGGGTCCGCACTAATTGAAATAAAAAACAAAAAAACACAGGAAATTAATAAAATTACGATAAGAGAGGCTTATAATTATTTTAATTTGGATAATTAGAATGAGATATATTGAAAATGATATAGAACGTATTTATATAACAGATTTTGTGGATCATAAAAATCGAATTATATACGAAATTAAACCATCATCCGAATTATCAGATTCTAATTTCATAATAAAAAAGAAATTCGCAGAAAAGTGGTGTATTGAAAATAATTACACATATAAAGTAATAACAGAAAAAGATTATAATTTTTATGCAAGATAACAATCCAGAAGATTGGGAAATTTTAACAGATACCGGATGGAAATCTTTTAGAGGTATAATAAAAAACGAAAATGTTCTATCGCTAAAACTTAAATTTGATGATGGTACAGAGTTAATTTGTAGTGAAGATCATGAATTACAATGTATCAATGGTCAATTTACCACAGCAAAAAAATCCAGATACAAAAAAATAAAATCTATCGATGGATTTAAAATTGTCAAAAGTATAAAAAGAAATGGAAAAATAGATGCATATGATGTAACTGGTGTAGATGGTTCCAGATATATTACAAATGATGTTGTATCACACAATTGCAATCTCCTTGAAGAGTTTTGGGCATCTGTATATCCGATTATTTCATCTTCGAAGAAATCTAAAATCATATTAGCGTCAACACCTAGAGATACATCGGGATTGTTTTTCAAATTATATGATGGTTCTGTTAAGAAAACAAACAATTGGGTCGCATTAAGAATTCCATGGAATGAGGTTCCCGGTAGAGATGAACAATGGAAAAAAGATACAATTGCATCTTTGGGTGATATTTCAATATGGAGAAGAGAATTTGAAATCGAATTTGATGAAATTGGGGAATCGACATTTGATAATGAATTGTTCGAACAAATGAAAAGCAATACAACAAAACCTTTGTATGTATTTGAGGACAATCATTATTTTCTCTGGGAAACACCAAATGAAGAACGAATATATGTAGCTGGTGTAGATCCAGCGGAAGGTTTGGGTAGAGATGCGTCTGTTATACAAATACTAGATATAACAGATTTGAGAAATATAAAACAAGTTGCACTTTACCATAATAATAAAATAAGTCCTAGTGAATTCACTACAAAATCACATGAAATATTACAACATTGGGGGTCTCCATTAGCTTTAATTGAAAGAAATGGGTGTGGTGGTCAAGTTGTCGATAATTTAAAAAAGAATTTTAATTACGAAAATATAGTTTCATATGGATATAAAGATGCTGCTCAAAAAAATAGACTTTTGGGTATAATGAGTCATACAAATACCAAATACAGAGCAATTATAAATCAGAGATATTGGGTTAATACAATGAAAGCTGTTCGTATTAATGATATTAATACAGTCAACGAATTCAAAGATTTCATTCGTTTAAAAAATGGAACATGGGGTGCAAAAAGTGGATCTAATGATGATCGTGTAATGGCTTTTATATGGGCATTGTTGATATTATCGGATGATCTTATTGAGAATTATTTTGAAATAATTCAGAGAGATGAAAATAATAAACCATTATTAATTAGACCTATGGATTATGGTATCAGAAATTTCGTAAACCCCATTTCTTTATATGCAAATGAAAAAGAAGGTGGAAATTCTTCCGTATTACCAATTTTATTTGAAGGTAATAAAAACGGAAATAAAAATCCAGATTACGACGAATTATATGGAATGGGATGGAAACCCTTGAATGATATAAATAATAGCAATTGGTAACTAAATGAGCGAAATATTACAACAATCTATCTTTAATAAAGCAAGGTCGGACAAATTCGTTTTGACTTTAGTTTTACCCAAATGTCTTAGAGATAAAGAAAAATCTCTCGGGAATGTGAGATCTGAAGATTTCATAAAATTGGATTCTTTGCAGTTTTCTGTGTATGGATCTGTTGTACCCAAGAATATTATACCACAGCAAGATGTGCGTTATGCTGGTGGTAACGTATATGTGTCAGGACATAGCAAACCATCATACGATCCAGTTACTGTAAATTTTACAATAGATAACAGATTTAATAATTATTGGGTTATAAATAAATGGATAAATATGATGAGGGACGAAACTACAGGTATTTTCGTTCCCAAAGCTGAACCCAAAGATGTTGGTGTTGGTTTATATTCATCTGATTTTATCTTAACAGCAAAAGACGAATTTAATAAAGATGTAATTCAGTGGATTTATAAATCAGCGTTTCCAGTTAGTTTGGGTGAAATAACATTTTCAGATAGAGATTCTAAAGAAATAGAAACATCTTTTGAATTTGTTTTTAGGTCAATAGAAACAATATTATTGCCAATTTAATTTTTTAACAAATAGAAACTAAATAGATTATATGCGTACAATTCAATCACCGGGAGTAGAAATTATCGAAAAAGATCTTTCGTTGTCACCAGTTCTTCCCGCTGGAACAAATATTTTCATGACAGGGTTTGCAAGTAAAGGACCAACCGATGAAATACTTCAGATCACTTCAGTCGAAGAATTTGAAAATATTTACGGTAAACCAACATGCCCAGCAGAAAGATACTTTTATTTTAGTGCAAGACAAGTTTTGAATTCTTCACAAGGAAATTTATTTTTGAGTAGATTACCTTATGGTAATGATCTTGGTGATGGTTATGATGGTTCACTGTATGGTGCATTGGTTTATCCTGTAATTGCTGTAGCTCCCGTGACTGGAGCGAATATATACAGAAATGACGAATTAATTTCTGCTGAGTTTTTTAACAAAGTTCTTACAACACCAAGTACATCGGCACTTTATACGACACTGGAAAGTGAATTAATATCTTTTACTTTAGATCAAGATGGTATTGATTCTTATAGAAAAATTTCAATTTCTGCATATAACACATTGCTATCCGCTGCTACTGGATTAATGGATAGTGGAAATTCATCGGCATCTGCCGTTGGGTTGTCCACATATAATTCACTAACTGGATATTCACAATATAGCAATACGGAAGTAACATATGATTTAACAAAAGATGGTTCTACTTATGTATTGGGAGCACCAAAATTCTTCACTCTTAATAAAGAACAATATCTAGCAGTATTGGATAAATCCGCATTTGCGAATTCGAATGGTAATTGGAGCAATACTGGAGATAATTCCGCTGGTATTGATACTGTAGCTGATTTCGGTAAAGCTGGTCTCATCATTTTAAATAAAATCCAATCCACAATTAATGCTAGAGGTGAAGGTCATTATGTTGGTATTTGTGATAACGTAAATATCGAACCAAATAGTGATCACGATACGATTCGCGGAGTATCAACTGTAACGGAAAATGCTTCTGCTGGTTTAGCATCAGATGAACTTGTTGTTATTCCTGAAACACGTCTCGCATTTGCTTTATCCGCTACAAAAGATAGTGGATTTGGTAGAAATGATCGAAATATTTCACAATTGGTAGAACGTGCTACATATCAATTTGCTGATGCACCAACCCGTAAATTTGATGATACTCTTTCAATCTCATTCATCAAACTTCGCCAAAGTCCATATGCAGCAGATACTGTTAAATTGGACTACTTCCCAGAAGAATTGCTTTATGGTTCTGTGGATTCACATCGTCAAATTAATGATAAGAATGGTGGTTTAGCAAAGACATTCTATCTCGGAAATCTCAATCAAAATTCACCGAATGCAATCGTGATGATTAATGACAACATCAGCGATGTAAATTCTGATGGATGGGCTGATAATAATGGAGTTCCTTCTAAAAAGATCCGTCTAATTTCTCATACAACCGAAACTTTATTAACAAACGAATTTAGTTACGATAAAGTCGGTTTTGATATTGCAGATTTCGAAGAAATTATTGGTCCATCCAATTTATTTAATTATGGCGATTCGTTGTTCCCTGTCGGACCTTATGTCGGCAACGCATCAGATAACAAAATAATCGGAAAAATGACAGATAAGATCGATAGATCATTAAGAAAAATCGAAAATGATGAATTGTTTGATCTTGATCTAGTAGCTGAAGCAGGATTGGGTACAATCTATGCAACAGTTTGTGCAAATGGAACACAAACTTTCGATGATACTCAAATTAATCATGGTCTTGATTTGGGTCTCCAAGCTTTACTAAAAGCGGAGTATGTCCCACCAACAGATGATACACAAGATCTACGTGCAAACTATCATGCAGTATTCTCTCTATTTGAGAATTTCTGCTCAAACATTCGTAAGGATTGTATGTTAGTTGCTGATCCTTTGAGGCAGATATTTGTAAGAGGTAAAAATACTTTGGTATTATCTGATAATAACAAAGCTTTCTCTCAATACATTTACAACTCACTAAGAAATCTATATTCATTAGCAAACAGCAGTTATGCAACAACATATGGTAACTGGGTTAAAGTAAATGATCAATATAGCGGTATCAATGTCTGGGTTCCTTTCTCTGGATTTGCTGTTGCTGATATGGCAAATGTTGATAGCAATTTCCAACCTTGGTATGCTCCTGCTGGTTTCACTAGAGGTAGAGTTGGCAATGCTCTTGCAGTTGCAATCACACCAAAACAAAAGGAACGCGACATGTTGTATAAGATTAACATCAATCCTGTTGCTTTCTTCCCAAATGAAGGAATTAATATTTTCGGTCAAAAGACATTGCTAAGACAACCAAGTGCATTTGATCGTATTAATGTTCGTCGTTTGTTCTTGTATCTCGAAAAAGCTACTAAGAAAACAGCTAAATTCTTCATCTTCGAACCAAATACATTTTTTACAAGAAAACGTATTGCAAGTACGCTCAGTCCTATCTTTGATAGAGCTAAGAACACTGAAGGTTTGTATGAATATCTAATTGTTTGTGATGAAAGAAACAATACACCTGACGTAATTGATCAGAATGAATTGGTTGTTGATATCTATATTAAACCAGTAAGAGCAGCAGAATTTATCTTGGTAAACTTCTATGCAACTAGAACATCAACTGATTTTAATGAACTTGTTGGCTAAGATTAAAGTTAAAGAATAAATAAAAATATGCAAGACATACAAACATTTTTCCAAAATGCAGTTAAAAGAGACTTTGCTAGAGATATATTCTTTAGAATAGTACAAATAAATCTATCAAATGGTCCGCTTTTGGGTGAAGGTGAATTGATTTATGCAAAAGCAGCATCACTTCCAGCTAGAAAAATCGGGAATGTGGAAGCAAAATATGCTGGTTTGACATTCAATTTACCCGGAACAGTATCATTTCCCGGTAGTGATGCGTATGAAATTGATTTTTATTGTGATCAATATTCCGATTTACGTACTTTATTTTTAGCTGAATCTGAAAGAACATTTGATCATATTACTGGTATAGCTGGTAGTGGAGGAGATTCTGATGGGTCTGGTGTGCCTAATGGTACTATAGCCAACGGAAGTTCAATTATAACATTAGCCCAATATGATAAAGAACTCAATGAGATTAATACTTTTGATTTAGTTGGATGTTCTATTAGAGATGTTGGTGCGATGGATTTCCAAATAGCCGAAGGTACTGGAGCTATAATGAGTTTTAAAGTAAGTCTTGCTTATCATTACTTCAATTTAATCGGTATTAGAAGATAAATTATATAATATAAAATTTAATTTATAATAAAGTTTAACATAAAATCACCCATATTAGTATGGGTGATTTTTGTTTTTTACTATTAAATATTGATAATGGCTAATCCCACTGAACATTTTTTAAGTAATATTTCTAAATGGAATTACAATATTCCACAGAAAACGCAGTGGGTTGTTCAAATTAAACCAGAAAACGAATCCAATTTTTTCGAAACGATAGGTTCTAATTTATATAATGGATTGGATGATAATCAATTCATTATTTCGGAAAATCTCAAAACAATACAAGAACAATTATTAGGAAATAAAACACAACCGAATATCGATGGTCTTGGACTTTTTTTTGCTCAAGATATAACAATACCAAAAGAGGGATTTGCAGTTAATAATGTGGGAATTGATGGTATGAATGGATATCTAAAAGGAAATGTAGGCAGTGATAGATTTGCATTTGACCAAAAACAATTAAAAATTAGTTTTTTGGAAACAAATTTGGATTTCGTATCTGGTTTGATAAGACCATGGATTATTGCGGCATCTTATATAGGGTTAATAAATCTGGGTACTGCAAATTCAATAAAAGCAAACATAACATTGGTAGAATATACAAATTCATCATCAACAGAACTCAAACCAATAAGAAGAGAACATCTTTTTACTGGATGTGTTCCATGTGATATAAATGAAATGGAACTTAAACAATCTGGACAAGATGTATCAATAATACCTGTTTCGTGGACATTTATAAAACACACATATAGAATTTTTGCTGGACCTTTTTAAATTAAGTTACAGTATTAAATTGTATATGTATATATGAAATCTTCGGAATCTGATGGTATATTTGATTTTTGTTTAAAACAATATATGCCAATATTAGGCGAAGATATTTTTTATTTGCCTATTAAAAATAAAAATTTTTTTGATATAATAAGGTTTAATAAACAAGACGATGAAACAGGTTTAAATTATTATCTAGAACTGTTACTAGAAAATAACATTAATAATAATTTATTTTTTAAAAAATTAACAAATTTAGAAAAATTTTTAATTTTAATCGACATGCGTTCGTATGCAATTGGCGACATTATCAGTTTAGTGGGTGAAAATAACACTCAAATTAAACTATATTTGAATTCACTTTTACAAAGTTTAAAGGAAAAAATTAAGGATTTGGTATTATACAAATCAATAACATGCTCCAATTTTACTATAAACATAGGATTACCAAAAACTTTTATAATAAATGACATAGATGACATATACGAGAAGTGTATTCATTCTATTATTTCCGGAAAAGAAGAAGTTGATTTCTATTCTTTGTCAAAAGAAGAGAGATTGCAAATATTAGAGAATCTCCCGGCAAATATTTCAAATGAAATCATAAATTTTGTAGAAAATTTACAAAATCAAGAACTTTATTTGGTGAATGAGAATAATCATATAGGTTTAAAAGGTATCAAATTTTCATTTTTTGATAGAACTATGTTATTTTTTATCAAATCTATCTTAAATGAAGACTTGACTAATTTCTATGAGTTAGAGTATAATCTATTAACCAAACTTAATTTAAATAGAAATGATATAATGGAATTAAATCCAAATGAATGTAGAATTTTTATAGATTTTCATAATGAAGAAATGAAAAAACAAGAAGAGAGTACAAAGAAATCTACATCAGGGTTCCCTAAATTTTAGTTGAATAATAAAACTTTACACATAAATTAAAATATGTCTTCTACATTAAACATTTTAACAAAACTAAAGGAATTAAATAACTCAAATTTAGTTTCTGTTTTTGTTCCTTCTCAGCAAAAAGAAATGTCATTCCGACAGATTTCGGTAAAACAACAAAAAGATTTAATGAAGACTGGATTGGATGGTGCTTTGTCGGGCTTGACGATAAGCAATGTAATTGCAGGGATTATTCTCGAAAATTCTGTGGAGAAATGTGATTTTTTGGTTTCGGATAGAATCCCAATTATTCTAGCTTTGAGAAAACATTCTCTTGGAGATGTGGTTTCTATAAAAGACGAGAACGAACAGACCAAAACATACGACTTAGACAAGATTATTATCAATAAATTGAACTATACACTACCTTATACCAAGGTAGTTTCCGAAAAAACTTCCTCTATAAAAGTAGAATTGAGCGTACCTACTTTAGATGACGACATTAAAATAAACGATTTCCAATTGTCTCTTCTCAAAAAGAAGAAGGATGAGTTGGAAATTAGCGATACAGTCGGATCTATGTTTGTATTTGAGGTGTGTAAATTCATTTCTAAAATAACATTAAATGGCGAAGAAACTGATTTAAATGGGTTTTCGGTAAAGGACAGATCTACAGTAGTAGAGAACTTACCAGCGTCAATTAACAGCCAAATACTGTCATATCTCCAAACTTTCAGGGAAGAAGAAACGGAATATCTCAAAATTGATGGCGATCAACTACCTATTGACGCTAGGTTATTTTCTAAGGATTGATGAAAGGATATCCATCGATTAAATATTAATTGGTGGCAAAGAAAGACGAAAATACTGATTTGGCGAAATTAATCGCCGCATTATCCAAACTTACAAAAGAATTGGGTGAAGCGGTAGGTCTTCCTTTTTTTAATTTAGAAAAAACACCGGGAACATTATATCCCGGTGAAGAAAAAAGAGCTAAAAAAATAGCCGATATTTTTAAAAATGTATTTGGGAAAGATTTGGGAGTTAAAACATCAGACTCCAAAGGATCCAAAACAGAAACTAAAGGTGAAGATGCGAAATATACAAAAATCGCAAATATTTTCAAAAGTGTATTTTCCGAAGAGTTCAAGAAAATAATAGACGATTCAAATTCGGACGAAGATCGGAGATATACAAAACAAGCGGAAATATTTAGAAATGTATTTTCTGAGGAATTTAAGAAAATAGTAGATGATTCAAATGCAGATGAAGATCGAAGGTATAAAAAACAAACTGAAATATTTAAAAGTACCTTTTCTAAAGAATTAAAATCTATAGCAGATGTTCTTTCCAAAAAGGATACCGATGATAAATCAAAAAAAGAAAAATCAGATTCTAAATCATCAGGAATAAGTAAATTATTATCTGAAAATAAAGGATTGACTGGTATTTTATCATTTGGTGTTGGTTTGTATTTTATTATAAATTCTTTAATAAAAGCAAGCAGTATAGATTTAGCGGGTGCTGCAAAAGCGGTATTGGCAATAGGTGCATTTGCTAAAATATTTTTGATGCTTTCGGATAAAAAAGAAAGTTTAATAAAAAGTTCCGCCGCTTTTGCTATATTTGCATCTACTTTTAATTTTATTATAATACCATTATTCAATAAGTTAGCAGCAATGCCATTGGAACAAATAATGGCATCTCTACTTAAATTTGGATTAATATTTTTCGCATTAAATAAACTCATTTCGTATATAGAAAAATCAGTAAATACGAAACAATTAAGACAAATATCGGTATCTTTTGGTATATTTGCACTTACAGTTGGATTAATTATATTACCAACTCTGAATATTTTAAATAAAATTAATACATTTCAATTAATTTCGTCATTAATAAAATTTGGATTAATATTTTTCACATTAAATAAACTCATTTCGTATATAGAAAAATCAGTAAATGTTAAACAATTAAGACAAATATCGATTGCGTATGGATTGTTTGGATTGTCGATTGGATTGGTTGTATTACCTACACTTATTTTAATTAATAAAATTCCAATTATTCAATTAATTTCGTCATTAATAAAATTTGGTTTGGTTTTTTATGCGTTAAATAGACTCATTTTAACTATAGAAAAATCAGTAAATGCCAAACAATTAAAACAAATATCGATTGCGTATGGATTGTTTGGATTGTCGATTGGATTGGTTATACTACCAACATTGAATTTAATTCATAAGATTCCAATTGAACAATTATTCAAATCAATTGTAAAATTTGGTTTATTATTTGGTGCTTTGTCTTTATTGATCCTAACCATACATAAATCTGCCGATCCTAAAAAATTAAAAGAAATATCTATTGCGTATGGATTATTTGGTTTGGTGATTGGGTTAATCATATTACCAACATTAAAACTAATAGCCAAAATACCTTTTGATATTCTTCTGAATGGATTATTTAAAATGGGATTAGTGATGATTGGTTTATCACTTTTTATAAAAATTCTAGGTAAAGTAGCAAACACAGCTAAAAAAGATCTAATAATAGGATTAGCTACTTTTGCTATAATGTCATTTGTTCTTGGTTATGTTTTTAATGTTTTAAATAAATTTGCTGTTGGTATGGATTGGACTAATATAGCAAAAAATATTGCATTAAGTTCATTGACAATAATATTGTTTGGTGTATTGCTGACTGGTATCGGAGCATTGTTGACTGGTCCTCTTGGATTGTTTATAGCAGTTGGTGCTGTAGCTATTATTGGATTGTCATTCGTGTTGGATAAACTCATTGACACGATTACAAATTTTTCCGACAAGGATTGGAAATCAATTTCACTAGGAATCAAAAATGGTGCCGCTGCAATAATGGGATTGATGGAAATGATTACGAAAATTTCGTATGTCGCATTAAAATCATCGGTAGCTATTCTACTTGGTTTTATACCATTAAAAGTGGCATTATCGACAGTGGATAGTATAGTGAATATTTTTGAGAAGCTCAATAAATTGAAAATAGAACCATCGAACATAACGAAAATTGGAGATTCTTTGGTTTTTCTGGGAGATGGTTTATCCAAATTCGCTCAATCAATGACGGCAGGATTTTCAAATTTAGTTTTAGATAAAGTATCTTCGTTCTTTGGTGTTGATATTTTTTCAAAAATTGAAAAATTTATAGGATTGGATGGAGAACGATTGCAATTGGTTGGTATGGGATTTAATTATCTGGCGAATGGATTAAAGAATTTGTCATCCGTAAAATTATCTTCTGATGTTATTGCTTCCGATATCACCAAATTAATAAAACCGATATTAGAATTTTCAACCGCATTAACAAAGTTTTCATCTGCTTATTCTGTGTTGGATAAAATTCTAAAATCCACGGATTTTGCAGCTAAAATAGATTTGAATTTGAAATCTGAAAATGAATATCAAATTTCAATAATAGAATTACAAAAACGACAAGTTTCTTTACAAGAAGCACAGTTGAATCAACTACAAGTGAACGGATCTAAATTGGATAATATAGCTGAAAAAATACTATTAATGGGTTCATCAAATAATAGAATGGGAATTGTCGCTGCTAATAATCAAGCTACAGTAACAATGAAATCCCAAAACTTTTCTACTAAAGATGATTATATGAATAATATGAAGTTGATGACAGGTATGTTACAAGCCTAAAATATTAAATATTATATATTATGCCATTTTTCGAATTTTCAAAAGCACAACCAATTCAAGGTGGTCCATCTACTGTGCCTGATAAGTCTATTAATGTGCAGAAGGAACCTAATAACCAAAAAGATCTTCAGGAAGAAAAATCGGTATCAAATGTAAATTCTTCTACGACATTTTATGATGTTGTTCGAGATTATGATTGGACGTATTCGACAAACAAACCAAATGTCCCATACATCGGGTTGCGTGAATATACATTAGTAGCAAATTCTCAGGTATCATCATTAATTACATCAATGATGTTAGTAAAAGATTTGGGATCTACTTATGCGAAATCTTTTAAAAAAGCCTCAGAAATTAAAAACAGATTTACAAATGAATTGGGTTTAGGAAATTTGGCGAGCGAATCAAAAAAAAATTTAGTCGATTACACAAAAACGCTAGAACAATACATGAAAAGATCATTGGATCAAAAAAAATCATTAGATTTTTTGATTCCATTTCATGAAGATTGGCCTCAAGAAATAAAAGAAAGTTACAAATATTTGTATTTGAGAAAACCTACAAATTCATATTATATATTTCCATATTTCGAAACTAGTTATTTTAATTTCAAAAATGCATTTGAGGATTCATATTCTGGGGATAAAGGGACTACAATAGAAAATTTATTTGGTGAAGCATCTTCTATTTTACAAGATTTGGTCAAAACATTTGACGTATCAAGTTTAACTGAACCGGGAATGTTTATACAAAGACCAAAATTTTACGATTTCGGTCAAGCGGGAGACCCAACATTTAAAGTGGAATTTTATTTATTCAATACATTGAATCCGAATAGTTATGTATCAAATGTGAAACTTTTATCTAGATTGGTTGCGAGAAACACACCCAGACGTAGAAATAGATTGGTTGTGGAACCTTCGGCTATATATGAAGTTAGAATCCCCGGTAGAGGGTTTTACCCATATGTTTCAATGTCTTCTTTGAACATTGAACATGTCGGAACCAGAAGAATTTTAAATGTACCAACTCAAAGTAGAATAGGAAATGACATAACAAAAAGAAATTTTGAAATGATCATTCCCGATGCATTTAAAGTTACGATTGAGTTAACTTCATTGACAACAGAAGCATTCAATTTCATTTCTGATGAAATGGGATCCGATGGTATTGATGTTTTTGAAGAAAACTCTTTAATAGATATATTTAAAAAATGAATATAATTCCTATATATCACACACCAGAGAGATATGAAAACATATTCAATTTGTATGAATATGATGGTGAAGTGCCGTATACATTTTACAATATACTAAACAAAGTTTCGTTACCAAAAGATATTGATAAAAATATATTGGATTTATATAAAATTGAAGCACTCATGCCTTGGACTACAATTAGTTATAGAATATACGAAACACAACATTTATGGTGGTTGCTTTGTTTATTGAATAATATAAACAATCCAGTTAAATTATTAGAAGCTGGTTCAAAAATATATGCAGTCAAACCTCAATTTTTGAATGACGTATATAGTAATTTAAAATTCAAACTATAAAATGCGAGAAACCATTAATAATGAAAATTTATTTTATGCAAAATTCGGTGATATGGAATATGCATTTTCCATATTATTGCATAATATGGCAGAAACTCCTGTAAAAAGACCGAGTGATTGTATTATTCTGCAAAAAAACGCATTGGTTTCATTGGAGATTGTAGATTCGATTTTCAATCCTTTTCATTCAGGGACACTATTAATATCAAATACATTTAATTATATTGAAGGTGGTGAACTATCTTACACTTTTTTAGGTAATGGAAGAGATGTTGTTGATATAGAAATCGTATCTATATCGACTGGAAATTTTAATGATGATCTGAACGATGAATTGAATAGACGATTCATGGGAATGCGATTCAGATTTATAGCGATTGAATGCCAAGATATAATTTTCAACAATACTGTATGTAAAAAAATAGAATTGGTTGAGTATGAACAATATCTTTTGTCGGAAAATATTTGTAATATATTTGGCATACAACCACCAAATAAAGGTGTGTCCAGTTATTTGGATACCAATTCCGGAAATGCAGTTCCGACAGGTGATGCCATCAAAAGGATATTGAAATCTGTTTTGGATACCAATGATTATCTGTATACAGACCCAAATGATTTTATTTATAAAGATCCCGACACAAATGAAGAAATTTTTGAAGGTGATAGCGATTCGGTTTTAAACATAAACCCGTATGGATTGATGTCATATGCGGAAATTTTAAATTATGTTTTGTCGTTCCATTCATTTAATAAGTCTCCATGTATATTAAGTTTTGATCGTTATTATAAAAAATTTGAATTGATTTCGTTATCTAGAATTTTTAAAGAAAACGCAGACCCAAGACGTTTGATAGAAACACTGGTTTTTCCATCCAATTCTAAAGGAGATATACCATCTATTAAATGGGATTATTCTGGTTTGATTTTCGATGAATCAAAAATAGATGCATTTTATGTCGATTCACCGACATGCAAGTATAATGTAATGCATTCATCCAATTCCGGAATATTATCAAATTCCCGTGGATTCAAATCGATGATTTTTGATTTAACTACATTAAATGGTGACTCCTTCACAAAGGATTTCATTAGTTTATTCTTGGATCCATTTAAGAATGTATTCCCCGACAAAAAAATAGTCCCGAATTATTATCTCAGTCCGAATAAAAAGAACAATTATAATAGCAACAAAGGTAATCTACCACCACTTTTGGACGAAAAAAAATTTCTCAACAGTAAATTACAATCTTTATTATATTTGAATAACATTTACAAATTCAAAGTAAGAGGAAAGATATCCAGACAAACATTAATGTTTGTTGATGTAATTAAAAATGCAGAGAATCCCAAAAGTGTGACAGAACCAACAACATGGGAACTCAATAATTTGGGTAGGCACTTAATTGTAAATGTAAAACATATATTCACTCAAGATTCATACATAAACGAAATAGAAACAATAAAACCTTATAGATTATTAGATCAAAATAAAGCAAATGGTAAATCGGAAACTGAATATTTGAACACCAATTACTTCGATTAATGATAAATTATTAGTATGAGTGTTTTGTATAGAAATACATTTCCACAATATTTGCAAGCAGTTACAATTGGACCTGATCCATCTTTCATGGAGAAAAATACAACCAATTGTGAATTGTTGAGTGCATTTCCGTTGGAAGTGGAATTGATGTATGATTGGAAAAATGTCAGGCGTTCTTCAGATCCATTAAACGCTTTGAGGTCATTTGCAAAAAAGTTTATTGTGTATGGACCAGATTTGGATGTACAGACAATAAAATTTTTCGTTAGGAAAGTTAAAAACTATCCTCCGTATTATAGTGATCAAATTTTGGAGGAAGTTAATTTGGCATTTAGTATAGCTAGAAAAATAGATCGTCCATATAATCCAACACCATCTAACAAATATGGAATTAGTTCATTCCGTTATGGTGTAGCTATAAACAATGACCGAAACTTTCTGAATAAATTAGGGACACTTTTGAGATTATGTAACTCGCCTTGTAATTATTTCTATCCGTCTTCTGATATTATTGGAACTTTAGCAGACATAGGAAGGTCTCTTGTGGGTAGTACATCGGTTGGTAATACGAATCGCGAAACAACACCACCTCCTTTGGGGATAGGGATGAATGTTTTCAACAAGATTCCACCACAAATCAGATCCGAATTTGTAAAAATTAAAGTTTTGTCGGAATATGCCTATAAAAAGGGAGTTCAGTGTTTTTATTCAGCTACTGGCAAGCAATCATCATCGACAACTTCTGGGGGGTCTCTTGGAGTTGGTGGTGTGCCATCCATCGGTGGATCATCTTCTCCACTTGGTGGAACGGGTCCAGCGGATATTTCTGGTGTTAGGGAGTTACTAACTGGGGATACCCATACAGCAAGAGCTAAGTCTCAGATATATTCCGAAGTCCAATTACAAATAAAAGCAAAGTTAGGTGACTGTTATAGAATGTATGACGATGGTTTGAGATATAATCCATACGATCCTACAATGAATTTGGCTTTTTCCAAAAGAAAATATATTGGAATAAGAAATTACGATGTGAAATCATTGGTTGATATAACAGGAACCAATGCACCGGGGCAATATGTGACTGAGAATACATATAAAAGAGGTCTTGACGTTCCAAATACAAAAGAAGCTCGGATGTATGACGATGCACCTGTTAGAAAACGATATGATTCATATGAAAATGGATCGGGGGGTAGAGATTCCGCAGTTGAAATTAATCAAAACACAAGCAACACAAACACTGGGATAAGATCTGACGGTGCTAGTAATGCCAATTCCAATACAAACTTACCACCGTTACAAGATTCCACAGCTAGTACAGCTAATAATGGAACAATAACGGCAGGACAGCAACAAATTGGTGATGGACTTAACAATATTCCAGCGAATGGCAGGGTTTTGAGTTTTAGTCCCGGTCAAATTACATTTACCAAGTATGGTTATACGGGTGAGTTGCGTGGCGGTAACCCAGATTCTGGTAGTTTTATAGGTCTTGGCAACAGAGGAAACATGATTATACCATTACGAACTGTTGCATTACCACCAAATTTTGTTAAACAATACAATTTAAAAGCTGGTGATGTTATGATTATAGAGATCACCACAAAATCTGGAGAAGTTTTCACGGAAAGAAGACAGTTTGGTGATGTATCTGAAAATAAAAGTGTGTTTAATATTGATGAATTCTTACCACATGGTCTCACTAGCAGATTAGTTTCATTAAAAGCGAACAGCTTCAGTGCAAAAATAACAATAGCAGATACAAAAGAACCATTACCGAGATACAATCCAGCAGAAGCGAGTAACTTTGCAGCAATGTATTTGGATAAAAATTGCTGGGATTATGTATTAAAGAAAAATAACAGAAGAGATTTTGCTATACATTTGGATAAAATGCCAGTAGAGTATATAAAATTTGCGAAATGGACTGGTAATGCTGTTTAGTTTTTATCTATAACTTCAGAATCTACTGGAATAACTTTAGAAGTCTCTAGAAGTTGCTTCATTATCTCTTCTCTGTTTAAAAGAAGAGTAGCACCAACTTTAGCATCCAATTCTTCTTTCTTACTTTGAATATCCATTTCCTTTATCTTAACTGCATTGTCGAGTTTTTTATCATTTATAACAATTTTATTTAAAAGATCTAAAGCAATTGATGTGGATTTCACCAATTCTGCCATAGCAGATATATCATCTGGTGTTGGTGCGGATTCAACAATATCTTTTACATAATCTAAAGATTGTGTTGACATTTTTATAATTTTACTGGAATGATTTATTATAAATTGTTCCAAATCTTCTTTTGAAACCACTTCCGATAAATCGGATTGGGTTTTTTTCATTAAAGCATTTGAATTTTTCAATTGATCTAAAATTGAATCTACTGTAGACTCTACATTTTGATCATCAACATCATTTGTATCCATAAAACTATTTATAAGAGTTTTGTCTTGATTTCTATCCATTATTTGATACTGTTCCAAACGCTATAAAATGAAAATATTTTTAATTCAAGCAATAACAAAAGAAATTGAAAGTTATGTAGATATTTTTGTTCCGCATAATTCAAGATATGCTATCCGAAATGGATATCATTATTTCGTTTATAACGAGAAGTCTGAAGAATTTAGAAACCATCCTTCGTGGTTGAAGATAGAATGTTTCAAACATATTAAATGGCAGGAATATGATTACATTTGGGTTTTGGATGCGGATTGTCTTATAAATGATTGGTCTATTAAATTGGAGGATGTAATTTCAAAAGAACCAAGAGAAATTATAATGTCCGAAAACGGATTAAATGGTGGGAGACCGTTGAATGCTGGATCTTTTATTCTTAAAAAGACCATAATACCCACATTATTGGAAAAATATAAAGATTTTGAACAAACAGGATCGAGATTTCTTAAACAAAAAATGTGGGAACAGGAAATGTTTAATGATTGGTATGAGAAAGAACCAAATTTATTTTCCAAAAGACACATGGATGAAATTAATAGTTATTTTCAGTCGTGTTTTAGTAAAAGGGAAGCTCTTGAAGAGTTAATTCGTAATGTTTGTTCTTTCTTAAGCAAGAAAACGGATGGCAATATATCAATTGATATTGATAATTTTGATTCTTCTTTGGAAGAAATTAAAAAAGTACAAAGCTCCAATGCAATAGTGTTATCGCATTTGTATATTTTAGATTTTATAATGAAGAATATAAACGAAATTTATGCCGAAAATATAAATTCCGTTCTCTTTAATGAACTTTATAATACACATTTCAGGAAAACTGATGATATTAATTTAAAAATTAAAACCTTTAAGAGCAAACAGTTTGTCCATCATATGATGGGAATGTCAGACAAAGATAGATTACAAAAAGCCAAAAGAATAATAACACAAAATAATTTTAATTGATATGGAAAATATAAACATTACTCAAGGACCGATCATTAGCTTTCAAAAAGTAAATGATTATGCAAAGTTACCATCTAGAAATAACAATTTACATCTAGTTGGTGATACTGGTTATGACATTTATTCAGTTGAAGACATTGTTGTTCCTGCTAATTCAACATGTAAAGTTGATGTTGGGTTGAAAATTGGTTTTATTTCACCCGGATATTGGATTCGGGTTGAGTCTAGGTCTGGTTTATACTTCAAACATTCAATTACAGCATTTCCCGGTGTAATTGATAATGGTTATAGGGGCAATTTGGGTATTAGTTTGATCAATAACAGTGAAGATACTCCCTACGAAGTTAAAAGAGGGGATAGAATTGCACAATTAGTGGTGTATAATACCATAGAACCAGTTATCAGTTGGACTTCTCATATCGAAGAAACGTCTAGAGGAGAAAACGGATTTGGTTCTTCTGGAGCTTAACATGGATATTAATAACTTATGGGTCGAAAAGTATAGACCTTCTAATCTGGAATCGACAATTCTCTCAAAAGAGACTAGAGATATTCTAAATTCGTTCAAGGAAAAGAAGGAAATACCACATTTATTGTTTGTTTCTGGACCGGGAACTGGAAAAACCACAGTAGCCAAGGTTCTTGTAAAGGATATTCTGAAATGTGACTACCTTTATATAAATGCTTCCGATGAAAATGGTATTGATACAATAAGAAACAAGGTAATCACATTCGCACAAACCAAATCATTAGATGGTCAAATCAAAGTCATCATATTAGATGAGTGTGATGGCATTTCCAGTGAGGGAATGAGAGCATTAAGGAATGTAATGGAGGAGTATTCTAACAATACTCGGTTTATATTGACGGCAAATTATCGTCATAAGATAATCCAACCCATACAAAGTAGATGTCAATCATTAAATTTTGATCATAACATCCAAGATACAGTAAAGCACTGTTTTGCTATTCTAAAAAAAGAGAATATCGTCGTTCCTGAAGATCAAAAATCAAAATTCGTTGAATTGGTTAAGGGTAATTTCCCTGATTTCAGAAAAACCATTAACGAATTGCAGAAGTATTCTATAGGTGGGACACTAAAAATTGTAAAAACCGCATGTACAACTGAATTTTGTATTAAATTGCTTGATCTTATACGAAAGGGTGATCCCATAGAGGTTAGAAAATTCGTCATTTCAAACGAAATGACGTTTCAAAACGATTATCACGACCTTTTAAAATCACTTTTAAATCATATATACACAATTGAATTGGATTCAATGAAGAAAAAGGAGTGTATGTTCAGTATTGCCGAACATATGTGCAAGCATTCATTTGTAATTGATACGGAAATCAATGCATTCGCTTGTTTTATAAAATTGTGCGATGTCCTACCTAAGACCAGTTAGATAATTAGCTGTATATGGTTCTTTAGCGTATTTGTTTTTTACATCAGCAGTAGGTAGTTCATAGTTACCACCCTTTATATGGGTGGTTTCTGTTTTTTTACTATCTCTCTTATGCTCTTCTGGTTTTATGATGGTTTTATCTTCTGCTTTAACAGCATCAGGAATGGGTGCTAAGTTTGGATAGTATTCGATTCTCTGTAAGCAGCATGGATCTACAGTTACATGGTGTGTATAACGTCCACCCATATTATCCAATGCCAAATCTAATGAAACAAGACCATTTGCGGTTTCTTCATTACCGGGATATATAGCTGGATAAAGATTTTTAATTCCAACTACTCTAATATGCAACCCACTTTGGATCATTTGTTGAATCAAATCTGTTACATTAGAACCTAAATTTTTATAAAAATCTTCCTTTTCGAATCCCTTTTTAAATTTAACATAATCCCCAACCAAATAACCACCCCTAGTATAGCGGTGCATTGTATTCTCCAAAAGATCAATAAATTTCTTTTCCATACCAATATTTAGTGGTTCTTCTAAATAATTTTATGGCAAATATTCGTTTAAATTCATTGCGTACAACACCTCGAATAGAGGGAAAACGATTTATTTTCAATGATTTGCATTTGGATACTGATGAGAGAACATCAAACAGATCGGAATTAGCACAAAATCCAGAAAAAAATGATTTTAAATCTGATTTTGATTTAGATGCATTACGTAATTCGATATATAATATATTTACAACCTCACCGGGAGAGAAAATACTAACACCTGAATTTGGATTAAATTTATTAAAATATTTATTTTCTCCAATAACAGAAAGAAATGCCGATGAAATAAAAAGAGATATTAAAATCGGAATTGGTAGATTTGAACCTAGAATGGTTTTGATCAATGTTTCGGTTGTACCGAATGAAGATCAGAATGAATATGATATAACAGTGGAGTTCGATGTCCCGGCATTAAATATTAGAAATCAGAAACTTTTTGGTTCATTAAATCAAAAAGGGTATATTTACAAAAATTAAAATTGATATGGCGAATAATTTTACAGAATTTAACTTACCCAGAAATGCATATACTGCATTTGATGCGGTAAGTATGAAGCAACTAATCACAAATCGACTCAGAGAAAGTGGATTATTCACTGATATCGATTTTGAGGGTAGTAATATATCGGGTTTGGTTGATGTTGTTGCGTATACATATCATGTATTATTGTTCTATTTGAACCAGACTGCATCGGAATCATTATTTTCTCAATCCGATTTAATAGAAAACATGAATAAAATAGTTTCGTTGTTAAACTATAATGTTCGTGGTGCAAATACAGCACAATTAAAAGTTGAAGTTACTGCTGGTGATTCGATTACACCAAATTCATATAATATTAAGCGATTCAGTTATACATTATTTCAAAATATAAAATATACTTTTGTTAAAGATATTACTTTCGAAAAAATCACAACGGGATCTGAAATAATCCAATCAATAGGAAATGAAAATTTGATGTTTCAGGGAACAATCAAAGAATATCCGATTTACACTGCACTCGGTGAAGATTTTGAAGAAATCGTAATCAATATCGATTATCCAGAAGACGAAACTAACACAAACAAATTTATAGATACTAATAATATATTTGTTTTTGTAAAACCAGTTAACTTAAACAAATGGGTGGAAGCTAAAGAAGTACCGAATATCTTCTTATCAAAAGATGTTTCATATTATTATGAAAAAAAGTTAAACGAATACGGACATTTTCAATTAAAATTTGGAAATGATATTAATGCGAAGGCATTGGAAACTGGTGATTCGGTAGCAATTTATTATTTGGAGAGTGATGGAAATTTGGGAATCATAGGTAGTAATTTTAGATCCGATATTCCACTCATACCATTCAAGACAACACAATTCGATGAAATTATAAATGATATTTCCGATTCGAATTACATGAATGCAAATAATTCGGCGGGTATTTCAATAAGGAACGTGTATGCTTCTATTCCACCAGTAGATGGCGAGTCTTTGTCTGAAATTAAACAAAATGTACCAGCTATTTTTGCTTTGCAGAATAGATTAGTAACAGCAAGTGATTACAATACATTTATAAAGAGAAATTTCGCCAATATTGTTCACGATATATCGGTATTATCAAACGACGAATATACTAACAAATACATAAAATATTTTTACAATGTTGGATTGGATCGTCCAAATTCCGATCCAATTTATCTATTGAATCAAATCAAATTCAGAAATGCGTGTGATTTCAATAACGTGTATTTGTTTTGTGTTCCCAAAATGCCAGATAATTTGAATGACCCGATATCATTATTCGATTCACAAAAACAATTCATATACGATTCTCTGTTGGAATCTAAAGTAATAAATCAAAATATTGTTCTCGAAGATCCTGTTTATGTTGCATTCGGATTGGGTGTGGTTCCTTTGGGCGAAACTGCGTCAGTTGAATTATCGGAAAACTCAAAATTAATAATTTATAAAAAAGCAAATGCTTTATCATCTAAAGACAGTATAAAAGAAAAAGTCTTAAATGTATTTTATGAATTTTTTGATGTTAAAAATAACAAAATAGGACAATTTGTTGATTTGGGGGATTTGAGTTTAAAACTTTTATCTATAGATTCGATTGATAGTATTGAAATTCAAAGTGAAGTTAATGGAGTTATTGGTAAAACAAATAAATTGAGTTTTATATATTGGAATCCATTTTATCCAACTATCGATATCAATCAAACCATTCAAAATATCAAATTAGAAAACTTCCAATTTCCATATCTTTATAATAAGTCCGATTTAATTAATAAAATTACTGTAGTATAATGAAAGATTCTAATTTTAGATATTTGTATTTCCAAACATTAGATTTCACTGGTAGTCACACCACCAGTGGATATTCTTCTTCTTATACACCATTCACTTTCATACCAGTTTTTGATACTGGCGATGATACAAAGGTTTCAAAACAAAACATAATGTGGGATTTTGGTGATGGAACTACATCATCTTCAATAACAGCTACTCACTATTACACATTACCGGGATGGTATACGGTTAGATGTTTCTTTTTGGGTGAAAGCGGCGAGGGTTATACAGATTCATTCACACAATCAATATACGTTCGTAATATAATTGAAGATTCTTTGATTTTTGAGAATGTGGATTCTTCAAATACAATTTCATTAACTGCGGATTCTGATAAATTGGAAATACCGCTGAATATAAAAAGAACAAATAGTTGGCAATCTTATGAAAAATTGTCAGCTACTGGATATTCTATAAATTTTCAAATCAGTGGAAGCACGGCACCCATCTTAAATCCCGATGAATATGAATTGGATAAGTATGGTCATTTAAAACCATATGCTAGAATTGTTGGTCCGGTCTATAATGAGCAGACGGATAACATTGAGTTTATACCAGTTTATAGAGTTTTCACAGATTCTGTTGAAATATATGCGGTCTGGCACAACAATCAATTCATAACAAATAAAATAACAAAAGATACACCAAATAGTTTTTTTGTTGGTACGTCAGGTACTTCTACTGTTTATTTTTTGGATGATTTATTTAAAGAAAAGGATCCAAATAATGAAACCTATACACAAACTATAAGTTCTGTTGTTATATGCGGTTTTGATACAGATAATTTTCCTGATCCAAATAATAAAAAAATAGATCAGGAAATAGCTGTTTTAAATACAATAAAATCTAGTGCCAAAGTTATTAAATTTTTTGAAAATATAAGTCCTAGATCATTATCGATAACATCAAATGGTTTGGATGAAGGTAATTTCGATGAAAATGGATTTGTAATTAGAAATAATACGTTTGATATATACAGAAGAAAATACACAAATACCAAAATACCTTTTGTAATTAGAGCAAAAGATGCATTTGGATCTTCTTGTAAATTTTATACACAATTTGAATATATAAAAAATAATTCAGATCTGGATGAAGGTGAGATGTATATATCTGTTTTGGATTCAAATTCAAAAGAAGTTAGCGGTGTTGAAATTGTCAATAATTTTGGTGAATTATCTTCAGTTGAATTTGGTGGATTTTACAAAGGTTATTTAAAATTCAATCAACCTGTCAGTGATGTTCGCATTTACAGTAGAATAGAATTGCCCAGTATTTCACAAAGACCTAGTAAAATAAATGATTTTTTAATTTATCATTTAAATGATTCGTTATTATATGACATTTCTTTTAATAAAACAGCACAAACATTAGATCAAAAATTATTAACTTTTAATGTCAATTCGATACAATCGGTTTGTGTTTTGGGTGATTTTAAAGGAACTACAGATTTTAAATTTGTAGATTCCGAATTGAATTTAATTGGTTCATTTAATATAAGCCAATCTGCCACAAATTATAAATACATTTCAACATTTGGAATAGATGATGCAGTTCCATATCACACGGCATGTGATTTGGATAAAAACATGTGGATAACTTTAGCTGCTGCTAACCGAACAATTAAAGTTGATAATGATTTAAATTTAATTTGTACTATAACACCTAGTATAACCTCAACTGGGTTGATAACACCTATTTCTGTTGCATTGGATCCGTTGAGTTGTGTTTGGGTCACATATGATGATACCGATGGTGTGCCTTTCATAGAGTGTTATGATGCACAAACAAATACACCAGTTTTATCCGGTCAATATACATTTGATTCAAAATATCAATTAGCAGATTTTGTTGTAGATTCGGAAAGAAACATTTGGATAATAGCAAAAGATAAAACAGACGTACCTGATCTTTTGATTAAAAATGATGTTCTTATAAGAATGACATATACAGGTTCTGGTTCTGCTTATGATGTTGAATACATTTCATTGGATGGTGGTAGTTTGTGGAATTTAACTCTAGATGTTGAGGAAAATGTATATGTCACAAAAGACTATGATAAAGTTGTTAAAGTATTAAGATCTAATAATTTTTTCAATATTATATATTTGAATAATCCTCATATTGAGAATGGATATGATACGCCGTTAGCAGCAATTGCATGTACATTAAAATCGGTTATTCTGATATTGGATAATTATAACAATCGAATATATTATTTTAATACACGAATAAATCCCGATTTGATTTACACTTATGACATATCATTAAGTGGAAGTGGAAATTTATTTGCATTTGGTGATTGGACTGGATTTAAAAATTTTAATACATTTTTACCAAGGAGCACAAAAAATCTGAACATAATTCAGGGATATAGCACAGTTTTTTCTGTCGATGATGAAACAACTGCATTGGATGTAAGAAAAAAGAATGAAAACTATGATCCAGCATTGCAATTCAAAGCGTATTTGTTTCAAGATTATCTGAAAGATAATGAAAATTTCAATGATGATTTCATGTCTAATATTATAGGAACATTGAGTTCAGATCCCGTAATTTTAGGTAAAAAAATATATGAAAAAATATCAAATTATGTTGATAATGTTTCGTATATAGACACATGCAATATAAATGCATTGAAATCAATGTATCAAATGTTAGGAGAAGAATTCTGGTATTTTAATAAAACTGATTTTGATTCTCCTGCTGATTTGTATCGTTTGATAGATTTATTTTCCATAAAATTATCCAAATTGAAAGGTAGTAGAAATAAATTTGCCGAAAATTTAGATGATAAAGGTTACGATAACGTTTCAATTAGAGAAAATGGCGGAATACCAGAATATGGTATTAACAAAGGCAAAAAATTAGATTTCTTCAAAACTCTATTAATCTCTGGTAGATTGTCGAAACCTATTATAATCTACGAAAGATTCAGCGGCAATTATAATATTGTTAATACAAATTTAAATGAATCCGATTATGTTGTATTTGAACCTTATGTTATAAGTTTAGCTCAACATGAATTTGCTACACAGCAAATGTCTGATTTTATATTGCAGGAAAATGGTGTTCCGATTGCTCTGGAGCAAATAGTAGATGAAAACACAATAGATTTGGAAAAATATGACAGAGTTTATGCACTGAGTTCTTATCATCCGAATTGGGGATGGGGATTGGTGTTGCCAAAAAATTGGGCGACGAAAGATATTCCCAAATATTATGATTTTTATGAGTATATTGAAGGTTTTGATAATACTCAAAACGAAGGTGTTATAAATTGGTCGGATTCATTTACTAAAATAAGTGAAAATATAAGCAAAAACGACTGGAATCTCGCTAGACAAGATATGATATCTAGATACCTAGCTAAAGGTCTTAATTTAATCTAAATAATCGGTAATGGAAATCAATGCAATATACGGGAATGTGCTTCCTATTAATTCAATTACAAATCCAGAATCAACAGCAATTTTGGATTTTAATTCCCCATTTGATTTCTTCACATTTTTAAAACATTTACAAACCAATAGACAATCATCGGAATACAACGATTTGTATTTGTCGTATTTAAAAAAATGGTCTGAGATAAAGGAAAATTCGAAAGAAAAATCAGATGAAATAATTAAAGATTATTATTTAAATCTATTAAAAGAAATAACTCTAAACTATTTTACTATAGAGGAAAAAAGATTCGTATCAAAAATAGATTTCAACGACGAATTCGATCTTGATATTGTAATTCCATTTTATTCTAGGAAAATAGTGGAAATTTGTGACTTTTTTTGTAAAAAAAGAGAAGATTTGAAGTTCGCTTCAATAAAAAATTCTTTTAAAGGAACTGAATCTAGTTTATCTAGATGTATTTTCGAAACAATAACAGATCATTTAGTTACAGATGACGAAAAATTTTTAGCAAATATAAGAGATAATTTTGATATAGAAATAGAAGAATTATACGATTTCTATCAAGAATATTTGAATATAGATCCACAGTATTCTTATACTGGCAGTAATGAATTGCGTAAAAATTATTTCTCATCAAATGTCAATGATGTTAAAGTCAATTTTTTCGTCAATTTTGAACTTTCCGTAAAGACTCAATTGTTGGAAAATCTCAGAACATTTTTAATATCATTTAAAAAGAATTTTACAGTAAACTATAATGTAAATCAAATAGATTTAAATTGTAAAGTCGGTGACAAATTATATGAATTTGTAACGGAAAGAAAAGACAAAGCAACTAGACAGGTTCAATTAACATCCGATTTATTGAAAAAATATATAGGTGCTGATTATCATTATATTACAGTTGGTGAAACAACTACAGATATTGTTTCCGGTGTTTTATTCGAAGCTGAAAACCCAACAGGTAATTTACTGAATCGTAGATTCCCTTCCACAGCAACAATTGAAGATGATTCCGATTTAAGAACATTGAGAAAAATCGGATTGTTGTTTACTCCGGAAAAGAACAGTATATTACAATTATCTGTACCGGAAAAAACATTTAAATTAGATCAATCAAAACTCGAACCTAATAAAATATACATATATCCAGATCCATCCATTTACACAAATGCGGAAGGAAATACTACATATGATCCAACGGCTCCATTTATATATGTAGAAAAATTTGAAAAGAGTACAAGAAATGCGATTTATGGTATCACTCATGGTGATATTAAAAACGATTTATCAATTCAAGATTTTCATGGATATAAATCAAAAAAGGACATTTTACAAACTAATATATTCGGAGAAAAGTTAGTTGAATATGATTTATTGAAATTACACGACAAAGGTGCTTTGTATAAATTTTCCAGAGATATATACGGAAATTTATTTGGTTTATTTAAAATAACAAATAAACAAAACAATATAGATCTGAGAACACCCCCGGTTTCTTCTCTTGAAGAGGAACAAATTTTTTACGGTGGTCCTATAAAATATAGAAATGGCGGATTTTTACCAGAATTGGTTCCCCCAACTTCATCAAATTGGGTTTATCCGGATGTTTGGTCTTCTGATTATTATTACAATGTCGCAATAGATAGCGGTGTTGGGCGTATTTACGAAGGTAAAATACCCGAGAGAGGAACAGATCAATACACTGCTAAATTTACAATTAGCGGGGCTGATTCTTTTAGTGACAATTATGTATTATCGTCAATACAATACAGACAAATTGATGGTGGTCTGTTTGATGATTATAAAACGTATAATGTTGATATAAGATTAAAAGAAGATTTGGTTAAATTTATTAATGGTGAAATAAAAACCAGAACATTGACAGCATCACAAACCGATAATGATGAAACACACCAAGGTGGTTATTTCTTAAAGAAAGCTCACGGTAGTATTTATGTGAGAAATACATTAGGTGAAATAATGCCATTGTCGGCAGCATTTTCGTTACTTTTAGAAAAATACAGTCAAACTATTATTGATGAAATCAATACAGAAGTTTTAGATTTCAACATTTATGGTAATAATATTTGGATCAGAACTTCAAATTATTTGATATTCGAAAATATAAAATACGAAAATGGTGTATTCAATTATTCGAATACAGTGGGAAATAAGATATTTTGTAATAAGAGTCTATCTTCCTTTGCTTTATCAGATCCATTCATATTTGAAACACGCCCATACATAGCTTTTGCTGGTATAGAGATATTAAATTCGGATTCCTATGAATTTTCTATAATACCTCAAATATATTTCGTTAATAAAACAAATTGTGAAATTTTACAGAAATATCCATTCGAAACTGAAGATCTCACCAAATTCACAAATATTAAAAAGGTTAATAGGGACAATGAGTATTATCTTCCAATAAAACCAAAAAAAGTTAATTCAGTTTCACTGACATATAATTCCAGAAATAACAAATATTCGATTATTGCAATAATCGAAGATCAAAATGAAATGTGTTATTTTTTCAAAACTACATTTACTTTTGATGGTCGTTTGTTTACTAGTGAATCGCCCACATTAACATTCATGGAATTTCCTACCATAATCAAAACGCTGAATTTTCTGGGAAATTATAGTGAATTTTCGCAATTTGATAATTATAATTCTATATTAGACGGTAGATTTATTTTGGAAAACGATTTTACGGATTTAAATAATCTGACAAATACAATCTCTGGTGAACTTATATCGGAAGGAGAAATAAAATTGTATGTATAATCAAAAAACACTTTCCATAAATGTTTCATCCGCATCGACATATGATGAAATTTTTCTTGATGAAATTTTCAATAAAGGTGATTTGGAAATAACATTCGACATTTCACCCTTGGATAATTCAGAATATAGAATTCTAAAAGCTTTATTTATTTTGGATAATAATATAGATCCAATACTGAAGGAATATGTTACATCCGATAAAGATTATACTGAAAAATATTTGTATTCACCTCCCGAATCCGAAGCGCACAGCATAGTAAAATATCCAGTTGTTAGTGTACTTTTAAACAAAAAGAATACGAGTGAAATATATCATTGGGTTTATATAATACCCGTGGAGTGTATGAAAACTTCATTTTTCTCAGAACATAGCAGATTTGAAATTGTGGATTCTCAATTTTGTAATGATAAGTCAACGGAAACAATAGCTATATTACAAAACGGAAATGGTAGAATTTTGAACTTCAAAATCCAGTAATATTTCTAAATATTAATGTGCAATTAGTTTCTACCAAAAATTTTATAACCCCGCTACATACCACATATAGTGGGGATGCTGATATTTCATTTAATGGTAGAAAAGATGTATCTGAGGACGGATTCATTTCTTGGTTAGAAGCATATTTGGATAATCCAGTACAAACCACGATAAATGGGTATTCTTGTTTATATTTGTCCAAAAAAACTGTTGGTGATGATATTTTATCGATAGATACAACAAATAAAACAGATGCTACGACTTTATGTACAAACTTGGAAATTTTATCATCTGGTTTGTTGTTGGTATTATCTGGTAGTGATTGTGCTTTTGAATATAGAAAATTAATAAAAGAGAAAGATTTATTAAAAACTGTATTTGAAATTGATTTTGTTGATGGAGATAGAATAACAATATCTCATATGGATGATGGGGTTAAAAAATATCTATCTTTGACTAGTTTGACTGGGGGTAATTTGAAATTTCTAAATTCCGATGAAATTTCACTGTATGGAAATAATAATTTCCTTTATTACAAATACGATTACAATATAGATACGGAATTAGGTAGATTGTTATTGTTTACTACTGATTTAGATAACAATCAGTATTTGATAAAATACGCTGACAATAGTTTACAACCAGTTCCACTTTCTTCAAATCCAGCATACGATTCTAATTTTTTCACAATAAATTACTATTTCGATTTCCCAACTCCTAAAATAGATTCGTCGTGGGTTTCATATGATAAAAATGCAATAAATTTGCAGAAAATAGACATCGATAAAAGTAGATATTCATTAAAAAACAATTATCTAATCCACACACAATATACAAATCTATCAGCTGATTATATCGATGCCAATATTTTGTTCCTTAAGAATCAACACACAGTAAATGATTTAAATTACAGATCAGCATATAATGAATTTACGGATAATCTGTATCCGAATGTAGATAGCAGAAATTATATTGGGATGATGACCGGAAATAAACAAGAAGGTGCATCATATAACATATCTTTTTCTTACGAAATAAATTCACTCGATTATAAATTCAAAGCTGATAGATATACTAGTTTTAAAACATTATCCAGTTTATTTCCGTTTCAGTATTTGAGTATAAACGACACAAATTTTTTCAAATGTGGTGCCATAGCAGGAGATTCACCATACAATTCAGATAAAGTTTTCAAAAAAATTGCCAGAAATTACGGAGAAGACATTTATACATGCACTTGGTTATCTGCTGGTAATAATGGGGATGCACTTTGGGTTGATAGATACTTCAAACCAAATAATAGCGGCAATTTAATGCCAATTGATATTTTCCTGAATAGTAAATTACCAGTATCGGGATATTACGATTCATTTGATATATTCAACTCAATAGAAGAAGAATTACAAAATACTCCACAGACGTTATCTTTAGTTTTAACTGGTCACAGATTTTTCGATAAACCGAGTGATATTACATTCGAACCAAATTCAGAATATGTTTATTTTAGAATTGGTCAGTCATATGTTAACAAATATTTAAATACAATAAATGAAAATTTGATATTGAGTTCATATGTTGTAAGAGACAAAAACGGTGGGTTGTTTAATAATGTCGAATACGAAGAATTCACATTCGATGGAGGAAATTACACAAAATTTGATAGGTATGAATTAATCAACAAATCACATCAATATACAATCAATTTTTGGTTGAAGGCTAATAATTGGCAGACTGGATTTGGACATCAGATATTTGGAAATTTAAATACGAATGGCATTGCTCTGATATCTGATGCTAAAGTAACTCCTTTTATTATGGTACAACACAATAAAGGAGTGAATGTTTATAATACCAACTTTGATGTATTGGATACAGTGTCTACGGGATTGGAAAAACGTGTATATGAAATATATAGAACTGACCACTTGGCACCATTCTATACAGTAATACAATAATATGATTCCTTTAATTAAAAAATTCAACGCCAATTCTACTTTATATGATGCTATAGGTAGTGATAGCAACAAATATTTCGCGTCATATAATGCGGGTAGATTTGTGTATTTTTTAAAGAATCAGGTTACTGGTGAATGTTTGGTATTCGACACATTGACGGAACAAACATCTTCGATTAATGCACAAATCATAGAAGGTCAGATCATAAATTCAATTATAGAAAAGGACGGAATTGTATATGGGTTTGCTGGATATGATGCAAAACTGTTTTCTGATGAGAGTGTAATGTATGTATATTACGATAATGTTTTAGTTGAAGAATCTTTTGATAGATTAATAAATGTAAAACATTTGTCATCGTCATCTCAAATAATAGATTTTGTTATAGATGACGACAGTAATTATTATGTGATTCATGCCAAAAACAAAATAACAAAATTCAATAAATTCCGTATACCACAATATACAACTACATTAGCAGCATCATCACTAATAGAATCATTATCAGTACAACCAAGTAATGACATATCGTTAATTAAAATGGATTTCGTTGCTGAATATATTGGAACTGAATACAGAAAATATCCAATTATATTAGGTAGTGTTGATAGCAATAAGGAAATGTTTTTGGTAAAAACAAATGAATTATTAGATCAATTATTGGGAGCGAAATTTATAGGATTGACTGGTGTATACATACCTTATTCGAATTTTACTGATAGAGTTAATTATAATCTAACAAATTATGATTATTTGAGAACAAAATATAAATCAAAAAATCAAATTATATTTTCTGTAGCTTTAAGGAACATTTACAATTCAAACGACAGAACTGTTGTTGAGATTCCTATCGACACAACGCTTTTCACAAACGAAAATCACCACTTCGCAATAAAAATGGATGGTATAGAAGGGAGAATATCGGTTTATTTGGATGGTAACGTTTACAAAAAAGTTGAAATTGATTCCAGTAAATATATTTTCCAGCAAATATTTGATGATGGGTTTTCTATAGGATCTACATATTATTTCAATAATGTAAATCTCAACGAATATCTAAAAATAGAAGACGCATACTTAGCCAGAGATGCGACTATTAAAAATTTCAGAATCTACGACAAAGCATTGTCAGATACTGAAATAAAATTCAATTTATATTACGGAAATGAAATTGAAGATTTGGTTGTGTCTTTACCATCAGACCAAAGAAATCAGATTGAGACAATTGAAACTCAATTTAGATTGGGAATACCCGGATTCAAAAGCAATAATATAAATCTAATTGTAAAAAATACTAGCAATTTAGATACGGACACCAAAGAAAAATTAAAAACATTAATCTTTGAAAGATTGGATAAAGTAATTCCCAAAACAACAAAAATCAGAAATATAGAATTTGTTTAAATATGCAGATAAAATTTAATTATACTAATGGTGGTGAATTTACATTAAATGACCAAACATATGTTGGCTATTTTAATGTCGATTCGGAGTATAATGCATATACGGGAAAATATTATACGACAGATAGTTTAAAATTACAACCCGAATCAAAATATTCGTCTGATTATTATTTGTCAAATTCTTTCAAAGATAGAAGACCATTTGATTCTGAAGTTTTGCCATATGATATAGATTATGTTCTGGTAAAATCCACAGAGTTTTTAACACAACAAGTTATTAATAAACGTTTAGGTTATTTTGAAGAGAATCTACAATACTTGTATAGTAAAATGTTTATAGGTGCCACCAACAATCCAGACAATCCGGTATATACATTGTCTGGTGATAATGCTGGTGTATTTGCATGGACACCATACAATACATTTTACGAATCAACGTCATCCGTATCCATAACAGAACTTAGTGCAAATGCTTCCTACGGAATTAAAAGATTTGTAATCACTACATTTGGTGAAAATACTGACGGGTTTTGTATATTAGGTATTACAGATACGTCTTTGATTGGACTATCCACAAATTCGAATATCAATGAGGCACCGTCATCAATGACATTAGTTCTGTCTTCTAATTTGATCGATAATAATACGGAACAGACCTGCGCTAATTTGGAGGACATTTCATTTGATGGCACACATCTTTTTATAACAGATTCTAAAATAAATGGTGGTGGTCAAGTTTTCAAATACAATATAAAATCATATATTACAAATGATGAAATATTTAAATTTGATAGATTCCTAATTGAACAAATCGGTGGATTTGGTTCCGAAATAAAGACTGATAAATTTTCGGGTTGTACTGTAATAGAAAGTAATGCTGGTCAAGTATGGGTTTATGACTCGGGAAATAGAATCATCAAAATTTACGATAATAATTTTGTTTGGAAACAAAATTTAAAATTACCTGATAAGAAAAGAAGTATTGTTTTGGATATTTCATATAGAAAAATGAATGATCATTTCTATGTGTTATACAAAAATGAAGATAGCGGCAAATTTGGATTGTGGGAATATGACAAAAAATTCGCACTGATAGACACAGTAGTATTTGAAGATGTGTTATACACGGATACAGATAAGCAATTCAATAAAATGTGTATATCAGAACAAGATTCAAATGTCTTTTATGTCATAACAGAACAAAACATATTTAAAAAATTTTTTAGTAAACCAAATACAACATTCGCCACATTTGATAGGACCAAATTCATGCCGAAATTGGGATATAATCTGAGGGATATTTTTTGTGTCGGTGATAATTTTGATTCTGATAAATTATTTGTTTTGGCTAATGGATTTTTAGTAAAACTTATAGAAAAAACTGATTATGAGACAGTTTTCAGTAATCCTGATATAGAATATTTCAATTTTGAATCCGTTCGTTTAACTCCAAATGAATATGCACAAGCATTTACATTCAATAAAGAGATATATAAATTATTAATAAATGTTTTGCAATTTAGGAATTACTTAATTGGTAGATTCATATTTAAATTCAATGAATTTGGTGATTTGGTTTCTCGAAAATATGGATATATACCACAAGAATATTTTAAGAAAATAGATCCCGAAGTTCAATTTAATGCATTTATACATGACAACGAACTAACACAAGCGAATGTTTTGAACAGAGCATTTAGATTTGTATATAAAATACAGAAGGATTTATTGGAACAGACAAAGGCATCGATTCTAAATATTAAATCGGTTCCGAATGAAGACAACGCATTAATTATCGACTAAATATAATCAAATGATCGACAGAAGAATAGCACGTTACAGTTTAAGAAGAGGATTAGAAAGCGAACGAATGCTTATTACTCCTTTAACTGGTGAATTGATATATACTACAGATAAAAAGAGGGTATATGTCGGTGATGGTAATCTTGGTGGTATTTTAATTTCAAATAAAACACATGCAATAAGTACAATCGAGCCATTTTATCTTAGTGCATATCCAGAAATAGTTCCCGGTGATTTAATATTCAATCAACTCACACAAGTAACATATATAGCTACTGGTTCTGGTAATTTAGATTACACACAAATAGCTGAAAATACATCCACTGATAATTTGACGTTAACGTCAAATAGTTTTAATGTTTATTCTGTAGCATTCAGTGGTATCAGCAGTAGATATATCCATCCTTCTGTAGCTAGTACAGGATTGACATTAGATTCCGTTAGTGGGTTGAGAGTTAATATAGATAATCAAACTTTATATATTGATTCGGTAAGTTCATTGGCGGTTCAAACACAATCGGGATTCGGTATTGGTTATGATAATAGTGGTATTTTTGTTAAAGTTGATGGTACTACAGTAGATTTTAATGCAAATGGAGAATTAATTGTTGATCTAAATTCTTTGGCATTGAGTGGTTATGACGTTACATCAACAGATGGTATATATTACACAGATGTTTTAAATGGATCATTAACATCCAGAACATTCAAAGCAAAATTAGATAATACTACATTAGCATTAGATAATACTGGATCAATTGCAGTTACATCCGTTCCACCAAGTTCAGTCGGAAGAATTGAATGTAAAGATAATATTGTTTTAGGTGGCACAGATCCAATTTCATTCAATTCATTATCTGGATTGTATTTGGATATAGATAAATTGAAGAAATTGTTTGGTGGTAGAATTAAACACAATAAATTTTCCGAATGTACATATGCGGAAAGCGCAAATACTTTAGGTGCTGTATTATTTTTGGGTGATGATGGAATTTTGCGAATGAGGGGTAGAATTAGTGACTATGACATAGTCCGAGATAATTATATAGGTGCTGGTGTTGGTGTGGATTTGGATTCGGTGTCTGTATCTGTGCGTAATCTACCTTTAAATGAAGATGAACAAATTGATAAATTTAGAATTGGTTATAATTCGGTTTGGTTATTGACAGATAAAGGCAGAATGTTTTTTACTGGTAGAAACACATCGGGTAGTTCTGGAATTTTGTCCGACAGTACAGTAAACGAATCAAACAATAGTGCCGATGGTATTGGTGTGGGTGAAAATTATTCACAAAATAATAAAAACTTTTTTATTCGTGAATATACTGAAATACCATTGTCTGGTGCCGTTGTTAAAGATTTCCGTGTAGCAACTGGTGGTCCTACAAGTAATTCATACACACCGAGAGTACATGTAGTAGCTGTTGCCAGTATATCTGGTAATAGTTTATTTCAAACTAATTCGGCTTTAAGTGCTTTTTCGCATGGTTCGAAAACTAATGAATATATCGGACTTGCATGGGGATGTAATTTAGCGGGTCAATTGGGTAATGGGCAATTTACTACTGGGGATTTAGCGGGAAATCACATTCCATCTATTTTATATGATAGAACAGTAAATCCGATTGTACCTTTCAGTGTTAAAGATATATTTCCCGTCAGCACAAGAAATAACGGATCGACATATTTGATTGATTCTGACGATCAGGTGTGGGCAACAGGAGCTAATTATGCACGAAATTTGGGGGTATCATCATTATCAGCTTCAAATACTTCAAATATTTTCAGAAAATGTCATGTATCTCCAAATGCCACATTTAGTAGTAATGGTATTGTTACCATACCAACAAATGATGTGATTCCATTAAAAGCGGAAAGTATAATGGGATCGGGACATGATAGTTCTGATGGTGGGAAATATTATACAGCAGTCTTTGCATTAACTGCTGGTCAAATGTATTCATGTGGAACTAATGCTGGTTATCAATTAGGTAACAATCGAGCACCATCAGAAGCAGAAACCAAATATTACCCATTCCTACCCATTTATTTGGAAGATAGAGCAACTAAATTAAGTGATGTTGTCGAAATGACAATGACCGATGCTTCAAATGGTGGTGCTAGTGTTTACGCAAGAACAAATTCGAAATTATATGGATGGGGTCGTAATGTTCATGGTGAATTGGGATTAGGAACTACAAATGTTCAACAAAAATTTGCAAAAGAAATAACATTGAGTGGTGCTTCTATTGATAATATTGAGAAAATGGAAGCATATGGACTTTATTACGATGGGCAAAGCGTAATAACATTCACATTCCTCACAACTGATGGGGAATTATATACATGTGGGCGTATTAATAAATTGGACGGATCTAATAAAGTCCTTTTACAAGATCAATTCGAAACACTGTATTATTCTACAGTAGGTGTTAATACAAATACTTTTCAAAAAATACCCAGTCCCACAAATAAAAAATGGAGTGATTTCAGAACGTATGGAGCGAATCAACGTTATTATGGTGCATATATAGCTCCGAATTGGATATATTCACCATATCAAGATTTCACTCAACAATATTCGATGCAAACCACTTTATATATGTCAACGGAAGATGGTGACTTATATGGATGGGGATCTAATATTTTCAAACAGATTAAAGATAGTCCTCCATACTTTAGGCATATACCAACTTATATGTCAATTGATTTCTAATTAATTGACATCCAATCAAAAATTTGATATTATCCGGGGATGGAAGTTGTATTAGATCACGAAAAGCACATTTATACAAATACAAAAACCGGAGAGCAGTATATTTCGGTTACGAATTTCATATCACTTTACAAAAAGAAATTTGATTCTGATTTTTGGAGCAAGAAGGTCGCTGAACGTGAAGGTGTTTCACAAGAAACTGTATTGAATTCTTGGAAGGAAATTACTGTAAAGGCTCAAAATAGAGGAACCAAGATTCACTTGGTCATGGAAAGGTTTCTCAAAGAGAAATATATTGAGGAAGGATATGAAGAATTAGCTGAAAAATTCGCAAAGAAGATATCGTTTTTGGTTAAAAACAACAGCAAAATAAAAAGTGAACAGATTTGTTTTAACCATGAGTATAAAATTGCAGGAACTGCTGATTTGATCATTGAAAACGACAATACATTTTACATTTTGGATTTCAAAACAAATAAAATGTTTAATTATGTCAGTAAGTACAATGAATATTTTTGTCCCCCCATAGATTATCTCCCTCAATGTGAATTGACCACATATACAATTCAGCTATCTATCTATGCATATATGTATGAAGTCCTCACACAGAAGAAATGTGGAGGTTTAAAGATATTCTATATGCGTGAATCAGACACACGTTATTGGCAAGAAATACCATGTGTTTATATGAGAGATACTGTAAAAAATTTATTCGAGGATAAATTAAATAAAGATACAATAAAAACTTAGTTATAGTAAAAAATCATTAATAATAAAAACTCGATTTTAACATGGATCCAGATATACGTAATAAATATGGCAAAGATAATATACGAAATTTTTGGGATTTCGTATCTGTTTTAGATTTCAACCCAGTCAAAAAGGATAATTTGTCGGTTAAAAAGCAAATAATTCGAAAATTACCACCGAAAACAGCTGAACTTTATAGATCGATTGCATCCGATTTAAGTTATGCACTTTATAACGATGCGTATTCGGATATGGGTAATCAATATTTGTATGCATCGTTTGATGCGGTAGCAAAAGGTGAAGATTTCTACGAATCATGTTTCAAAGATTCTGATAATATCGAATCTATAATTTCTAATGTTAATATATCCAACAATTTCAGCGGTTGCTTTCCTATAGAAGACGATTACTTCAGTCCCGATTTTCTATAAAATGAAAAAAACGAAGAAGGAAAAACCTAAATCAAAGCGAGTCTTAAAAAAAGAAAAGTTGGATTCGTTGTTTAATTTTGTTGAGAATTATAAACCTGCTGTAATTGATTACGAATCTAAAAAGAGGAATGCTAAAAACAATTTTATACAAATTGTCTCTAAGGAGACAACATGTTTACGCCCAGACATTTATCTAGATTACGATAGATTTTGTGATGCGTGTCCGTTATCGGAATATTGTAATTGCACCATAAAGAAATTCAGCAAAAAATGGAATAAAAAGTAACATTTCTTAACTAAATAGATTTCAATGAATAAGAAGAAGTGTATAAATTTACTCAATGAAGTTCTGGAAATTATACCAGAAACTGATTGTTTTGAATTTTTGTGTGAGCAACTAAATTTGGATGAAGATGAATTGGATTTTGTTTTGCAATCAAAAATCACCAATATTGAAAATGATGATTTAGTAGATTAATTATCTGAGTGTCAACAGATAACGAAGTTTATTGATAACTGCCAACATTTCATCACGAATATTAAGCAAATAACTTTCTTGTGGAATTTCGTTTGACATTTCGATTAAATATCCCTCAAATTTAGATAAAGATTCTTTTACTGCGTTATCGCTTTCCAAACTTTTGAGAATTAAATTAAATGTAATTGTTGGTTTGATCTTACCGAAACGACCCATATAAGTTTCCACAAATTCGTCAATTAATCCATCTAAATTTTCATATGCTTTACCAAAAGCTTCGTGTTCAGCGAATGAATCGGTTTGCCAATGAAAAATTCGAAGTTGTTGTTGAAATTGTATAAGAGGTCCAATAACATTCATGATTTTATTTATTAAAAATTCAAGTTATGTCATCTAAAAAAAATAAACACACAAATATCATTACAGAAAAACAAACTCTTTTGACTTCCGAAGAACCACAAAAAGTATTGGAATATAAAATTGTAACAGCTAATTCGGCAGAAGAATTGTCCAGTTTCGTAAACCAACATCTTCAAGAAGGATGGGAAGTTTCTGGTGGTGTTTCTACATGTATCGAAACGAGTCCATACCACAGCAGAATCGTATTTGCACAATCTTTGGTGAAATAATTCTTGATTTTATCCAAAAAATTTATATTATAAGCACATCTATGAAAGTAATCCCACATGTATCTGAAATTCGGAGAAAAGGAATCAAAGTTAAAGTTTCTCATATGAGAGATTTCTATCTATTCGATTCCAGAACAGGAAAGAAACATGTTGTTAGAACTACATTTGAATTGGCGGAAATTTTATATCCAAACCATTACCTAGATGCACGAGGTGGTTCAACGATTGTTTTAGTTGATCATCCAGAATTCGGACAGCTGAATGGAATGGCTGAATGCTCAACAAAAGACATCTTCAACAAGAAGATTGGTACTATGAAAGCGTTGGCTCAAGCTCTCGCACCAACATTCAAGTAATTACTTGTAACCCATTGCTTTCAAACCTTTAGAAAGCATATTGAGGTAATCGCTTTTCTTTTTACCTTTGATAAGCGAAGAAGTTGATAGAAAATGGGCAATATCGTCCAACACTATATTGTAATCTGATAGTATTTTTGTTGGTGCTTTTGCTGGGGCTTTTGTTGGTGAAGGTATAGGTGAAGCAGTAGGTGCCTTTTTAGTAGCTGTAGAAGCTGCTGTTCTTGGTATTTTTGTTGGTGCTTTTGCTGGTGCGGTTCCGAGAAATCCACCAACTTTAGCTCCCAAATTTTTGGGAGTAAATCCAGCAGCACTGGCAAAATCACCTACACCTTTTTTAAGTTTATCAAGAAAACCTTCTTCTAAAAGTTGTTGCTGAATTTCTTCCGAAGTTTTTCCTTGTTCGATAAGTGTAATAATTTTGTTGTTTAAAACAACTTCTGTATAAGCTTCAGATAAGGAGTTCAATTCGGAGCGTTGCATATTATTATTTACTCCAGATCAATTTTTTTTTTATAAAAAGGGTTGACCGGGATAATTTTGTGTGAGAGTCTATCCATGTAGACAGAAAACATCACACACATATGGCTATCAAATTCACGAAAAATACAGCAATTACAGTACCGAATTCTTTCTTTAAAAGAATCAAAACTGGGTTGAAAATTGTTGATGATTTGTTTGGCGGTGGTTTGGTTGGAGGGCAGGTATTGACTGTCTGTGGGCATAGGGGTGCTGGCAAAACACAATTCATGCTTCAACTTCTTGATGCATGTGGTAGTAAAAATAAATCGGTTGGTTATCTTTCCTGTGAAGAAACTATCGAGCAAATTGCATATACTGCAAACCGGATTGGCGTGGATGTACCTATTTCCACATTCAATACTATTGATGAAGTTCTCTCTGCAATGGATGATTTGGATGTATTGGTTATGGATAGTTTGTCCATGATCAATATTGGAAATAAGAGAAGATTGACATACGAAGAAAAGGCAGTTGATCTAATTTACGAAAAAGCCAAACTTACAAATTGTGCAATTTTCATTGTTATTCACATGACCAAAAACGGAACAATGAAAGGTTCGTCGTATTTGGCGCACAAAGTTGATGCAAATCTACATATTGAACTCTTTCCAGAAGAAGAAAAGAAAGGTATGAGGAAGATTTATACAACGAAAAACCGTTTCGGTTCATCTAAGGAAATTTGTCTGGAGATGACCAAAAAAGGTTATAATTTCGATGTAGAAGAAGATTTTTCCGATACTCAAGAAATTGAAAACGAAGAACAAATCACAAACAATTTATTTTTAGTTCCCAATTCGAAACGCAATTCAGTTAATAAACGTAAAACCAAACCTACATTGATTAAGATTTTCGATAATATCAAATATGGAATGAAAATCATTGACGATTTTCTCTCAAAATGAATTTTTACTTGCAGAAAACAAAAAAACCTAGTAATATCACAATTATGAACCAAGAAAGCAGCAAAAACCAAACGGAAAATACAACCCAAACCAGTAAGACCACCAAGAGTCGTTCGACACGTCCAATTCTAGGACAGTGTTCCACCGAAAAGTGGTTTCGAGCAAAGCATACCCGTCCCAAGACACTTGTAGTGACACTACATCGCACCAATTCTGGATATACCATCGAAGAAGCAGTGGTTCTTTCGATGAAGAACCAGCATTCCTGCGAGGATATCCCAGCAGATGTCCGTGAATTGGCTAGGGACATTAATCGTCGCGGTTTGCGGTCACGTTAATTTCACGTTTAACGTATTAAAAAACACCCAACCATCTAGGTTGGGTGTTTTTTTTTTGTTGTTTACTGAATTTTTGATTACTCTATGAATATTGTTAAATATTAATAAGAAACGTTTTATGGGAAATAAAAAACAAAATTCAAAAGGATCTATCCAACCCGGATATATTCTGGATTTTATTTTTTCTGGAATTAAAAATGTTTTTTTCGGCAATTCAAACAATAAAAAAGATTCAAATCTGTGTGATTACTGTGAAACAAAAAAAGCAACATGGATTAATAAAATAATATTTGATTGTGCATGTGATGATTGTGTTCCCAGATGTTGTGGTTGCCGTTTATATCCCATAAATGGAGATGAGAACGATGGGAATCCAGATAATTGGGATTATAAAAAAGATTCAAAAGGAAATTATCTGACTTGTGAGGATTGGGAACGAATTAAAAAGAAAAAATAACAAGAAACATTCGTTGACTTGCTCAAATTTCTTGGTAT